TGCAAGCGCGTACGTCGTGTCAACGCTGTTTATTGTGCCGAGCCGCACAACGTTCGCAAGGCGGCGCGTTAGTTCTGCGACCTCAAAGTCTCTGGCCGTGCTACCCATCGCTGCCCTCCGGTATCACCTGATCGTAATCCGCTTCATGTTCGATCCCCACATTCGGGTCCCATCCGCAGAAAACTGATGTCGGGATTGTCTCGGGCGTCGTCTTCCAAATGCTTTCTCCGAGCTTCACGTCCTGCATCCAATCTATACGCCATACCTCGTACGCTTGCGAATTGCCGCTTCCTGTTCCGCCAGGCTCTACCGAAAATTGATCGGGCTGCGCCGTGACAATCTCTGCACCGCTCACGGGAAGACCCCATGAATTGTCCCATATTTCTTGAATAACTGAAGCCACTAATTCCCGCACGGCAAGTTTCGCGGATTCAGCGCGGTAGCTGCAACAGACGTACGTCGAAAATGATAGAGTCGCGTTGAACTGTTCGCTGCCGCTGTCCGCTCCGTCGGCCTGCGGATCGATTCCGGTCAGCTCGAAAAAGATGGCCGGAGTCGGAAATGTCTGTTCCGGTCGAGTGTAATGCGCGATCGTAGGAACGGAACCCAGCCCAGTCTCTGGAAATGCGGCACGCAATGCGGTTTGGATCGCGGTATGCAACGCGGTGATGTCGATTCCCGTCTCGTCTGTGTACGTTTCGCTCATGCTCTTGCCTTTCTTGCCCGCTGCCGCCCGGCGCTGCGCAGTTCGCGTTCGTAGAACAGCCCGACAACTTCCTTCTGAAATTGGTCGCGAAAGATGGCTTCGATTTTCGGCATGACGGTCTGCGTCAGTTCCTTCATCATATCCGCGTCGAAGTGGTAGAACTGCTTGTCCCACGGGAGCCGCTGAGACTCGTACCGACGCTTAAAAACCGTGTCCCCGTATTTTCCGCGGGGCATAAAACCATCTGACACAAAAATAGGTCCAGCACGAACACCTGCAGCTTGTCTTACAGGCTTCAATTTTGAAAGTGAAATCGGGTTCAATCCGACCCAAACCGAAGAGTAGTATCCGCCGTCGCGCGTCTGCGAGGTCTTGAACTTCAAAAAAAGCCGTCCTTTGATGACGCTCGCCTTGACGTGCGAAACACGGATAAAGGCTTGATCGATCTCCTTCTTGATCCGCCGCGAGGTCTGCCAGACAGCACGGCGGATTGCCTTCGTAAGGTTCTTGTCTAGGTTTCGGAAACCCTCACGGATTACGGATACACCACGCGGGTCGGCTCTAAGGTCAATAAGTGTTCGCGCGCTATTCATAAGCGAGGTATGCCTTCGTCGTTTCGTAGCCGTCCGGTATCAGACGGATCACGCTGTACGCCGTTCCGCTGATCGTACAGAGGTCGCCACGTTCGATTCCAGTAAATGATGCTTTTGGAGCCGAAATCGTCGGATACTCCGTGTCTAGCGCGGTCTCCCCGATCCGCGTGTCAAAGCGAGGAGCGGAAAAGATCGCATTGAACACGTAGGGCGTGGTCAACGTGACACCACCCTTCACGCTGAAAGAAACGCTGGCACCCGCGTATCCGCAGATGCCAGCGAGCTGTGCAGCCATGTCAATGCGATCTATCATGCGGTTCGCTGGCGTCCTGGACGGCGAGTCGGCGCAGGAGCTTCCGCATCCGCATCGACCGTCGTCGGGGCATCCAAGGTGTTGAGTCGTTCGCGCAGGATACGATTCTCTTCCGTGAGGTTTTCGACGCAGCGCATCAAATCCTTCACGTCGGGATCTCGGCGGCATTTCGCGGCAAGGCGAAGGCGTCGTGCTTTTGCGCGGCGGATCAGTTCGATATCTTCGGCGGTCTGCATGGTGTTGTCCTTGGTTACTCAGTTTCGTCGGCGAGGATGACAAACAGAAGATTGCTCGCATCAAGGTCATGGCCGATGGCCTGAGTAATAATGTCAGGGCCGGGCGTGAACCATGAAAGCGAGAGATTCGCCTGCGTTGTCAGATCGATCACAGCGATGATTCGGTCAGTCGCGAGTGCCCCCGTCGCCGTCAGATCGACAGCGGCACTCGTCGAATCAGCGCCTGCAATGCAGCGGAATGCGAGAGCTGAGGACGAGAGCTTGTTTCCGGTGACGTTCGCATCTGCAAGCTTGTCCGTGGTAACAGCCTCATCCGCGAGGTTGGCTGTATCGATGCCCGCATCAAGCAGGTCGTCTAGGTACGCCGCTATGGCGGCAATGAAGCTCGTCAGGAGCGAATTGATCGAGCGCGATCCATTCTTCCCTGTATCAAGCCGTTCAGTGAAATTGAATGATGCCATTTTTCCTTTCTGCGGTGAAAGGCGGCGGAGCTCTCCCTAGACTCCGCCGCCCCAACACCATGCGACCGGGCGTGCGACAGCCCGGAATTGTTAGCCGTTCGTGACAATTTCCGCGATGCCGACGTTCATCGGATCGAAGGTCGTACCGCCGTTCTTGGCGAGTTCCCAGTTGGCGATGGTCGCCATCTCGGCGTTTGTCGCGCTCTGCCCGGCGGGCGTACCCTTCCAGCTCAAGCCGTTGAGGCCGAGGACGAAGCGCGTGCGGTCGAAAACCTTGCGGTCGTTGATCGAGGCGAGGGCTTCCTCGGTGATCGATGCCACATCACCGATCATCGTGCTCTGCGGTTTCTCTCCGATGCCGATGCTGCGGGCGCTCATCAGGTAGCTGCGGTAGATCGGAACGTTATCCACGCTGTTGATCGTGGCCGTGGTCTTGAGTAGCGAGCTCGTGTAGATCACGCAGTCGCGATATCCCTTGAGAAAGAGCCCGCCTTCCGAAGGCGTAATGTAGTCGGTCACGTCTTGGTCGGACAGCGCCGTCAGGATGTCGGGATGCACCCAGAGCGCGACGAGATTCGCCCAATTTTCTCCGAGAAGAGCGGCGGCGATACGGATCGTCGAAAGATCGATCTGGTTGGTGTCTGCGATGCTACCAGTCGTTGTGCAGTTGTTTTTGCGGATGGACTCCAGGGCGGCTGTCGTGTCGGTGTGCGCGCCGAATCCGCCGCGCAGGACGCTGAGAATCGAAGCCTGACGCTGACGCTTGCGTATCGTTCCGAGGTACCGTAGGCACTCGCCAACCGGGTCGGTTCCGGAGACCTGCGCGGCAAGAGCGGATGCGCCGAAGCTGGACACGCGGTTCAGGATTGGGGCCACGGCCTTGATTTGCGAAACGCCGTTGTAACTCGGGGCCGTGGACTCGACCTGGATCTCGTCCGCAAAGTTCGGCTCCTTGAAGAACGGCATCTGTGCGGAAGTTCCAGCACCGCTCGCGATCTGCACGAACAGCGGATTGCTCGCCACCATCGGCGAATCCATGATGTTCGACTTCTCGACGATCGGCTCCGTCGCCATGCCCTGAATCCAGATTTCCGGCACAATCATGCTGGAAATGGTCGAGATGGCGAGGTTCACTCCCTTCTCGGCGAACTTCGGGGCGAGTTTGGCCGAGATACCGGTGAGCTGGCGACCTTCACCGGCGCCGAGCGTGCCGAGGTTCAGCGGCTTCTCGACACCGAGCGTGCGCACCTGCACGAGCTGGGCCTCCAGTTCGGCAGTCTTGGCGCGGGCCGCAGCAAGCTGGGCCTCCATCTCGGCTGCCTTCGTGGCGAGTTCGGCGGCTTCGGTCTGCTTCTTCGCGGCGTCTTCCGCATCGAGCTTGGCCAGAATGGTTTCGGCGGTGAGATTGTCGGGATTTTCAGACCCCGCAACGATTGCCAAGGCCCTCGCGAGGCGGGCCTCGTCCTTGATGGCGGCCTTGAGGGCCTTGATAAGATTCATGTCCTTGTCCTGTTCCTGTTTGCGTTTCTGTTCTTGTTCAGCCGAGAACTCGGCGAAAATGGTCTTGAGCTGCGACACGGTCTCAGGCGGAATATCAGTCCCGCTAATCTTGCGCGAGAGCCGCGCAAAGAGTCCGTCCGTTGCCGCGCCGCATGCGACAAACGCACTTCCGAAAACGTCGGTCACGCGCATGACTGGCATCCCGTTGTAGAGAAGCTCCTCGTCTTCCGGTTCCTGCGAGTACTCTGTTCCATCCGTTCCGACGTAAACGGCATAGCCCCACAGCTCCAGTGACTGGGCGAGTAGGGCGGGTGTCTTCTCGGCCATTTCCATCAACTGAGAAACAATCTCAGGATGCTCGGCGCGGAAGGTGTCGTAGAAAGTGAATGTACCAGCGATGAGCTGATCCTTGTCGATACGCAGGTCTGCAAAATATCCAGGGATCGCCATTTCTGACGCGCTAGCCTCAACAAGATTCTCCCATCCACCCATCCATCCACCGCGATGGTCATGAGTGTAATATCCGCGCACTTTTCCACCTGTCAATGTCACCGCATCAAGCGCTGTCTGAATCGTTTTCGAATCGAGGTAGATGCCGTGCCCGGTAGCTTCACGACCAGCTTGCATCAACAATACATCCGATAGTGTCGCCTTCTCGGTATCCACGGCCAACTTCTTCACCGTCGGCAATGAAAGAGATACGTGGACCTTACCGTCCGCTTCAAGATTGATCTTCTTGTTCCGATTCGGCATTGTCTTTTTCCTCGTCTTCGTCTATTGATTGAGCTTCTGGATTAACCGTTGGTGCGATAATCTGATTTCCAAACAAAAACGCAAGCGGAACTTTTACTTCCGCATCATCATCTTCCGGTCCTAGGTCGCCAGCAGCGCGAAGCCCAGAGATGTAGAGCGCCCTACGCTTGGCAAGTTCCTCGTCGGCATAGCTTCCGTTCTCCTCCCAAATGTCCCCAATGCATGATTCTCCGGATGCAAGACGTTTTGCAACTGCGCTGGCCTGCTTGTCGTCGTCGAGGATGGCCGCCCGTTTCCAGCGCCAGTCAACAAGATCCTCGTCAAGTGTCGTGCTGGGAAGTTCTCCAATGACGTGCGCGTATTCCGTACGCCATTCGAGAAGCGGATTGAGAAGGAGCTCCTCTTCGAGCGCGATGTATTCCTTGCGCCGCGATGCCCACTGCGCCCCAAGCCCCTTGAAGCCGGAGTAGTTCACGTCACCAAGACCGGAGAACCACAGCTCAACCGGGAGTCCGAGCGGCGTACTGATCGCGTGAAGCATAAGCATGATCAAGTCTTTGTAGTCCGCCGCCTCATACTTGGACATGAGAGAAACGATTTCCTCACCGGCATCCATCTCGGGAATGCATCCTGGAGCGATGCGGAGTATCTGAGTTTCCTCGTTCTGCTTGTCGGCAGGATCTGTTGATGTTTCAGGAACGTTCTCTTCATCGCGGTAGCTGCGCATCCCGGACAATCCTGCAATTCCTGTCGTGCCGCGCTCTGTCTTCTTCACGTAGCCGCTAAAAACCGTCACGTCCTTAATCTGTTTCGTCTTCGCCCGCGTGATCTCGTAGAGGTCGCGGGCTGTCGTGATGCAGGGCAATATCGCTGGCAATCCGCGCCCCATGTAAACGCGGTCCCTCTTGAAAACGTGGATCACCTTTGAGGCCGGAACGATTGTCGAATCGCCATCCGTGAAAGAGATTCCGCCCCATATTGTCGCCCGCCCGAAGCGGTAGTACGACGGGAGTCCGTTCTTGTCGTACCCGATGCCGTTGATTTCTCTGGTGCCATCGGTATTCTCGACCGCGAATCGCATTCCGCCGCAGAACTCGGACGGAACAAGTTGCACGCGTCCATCCGTCAGCTTGATGAAAAAAATCTCGCCGCACATCGCCATCTCGGGCCAGAAAATACCCTCAATCGTCCGCAGGGACTGGCGCAGCGATCCGATCTTGCGCGAAGTCCTGAACCACCATGTTTCTTTCGCGAAATCGTATTCGCGATCTCCGGTCCGGCTCCGCAATGAACTCGTCCCGATTGCCTCGGGGAGTTTTTCGATGAGCCCTGCAAGGTATGGATTGTTGCGAACCTCTTTTCGTATTCTACCGATAGCGACCGCACGGACAGCATCCGTAAACGCAGCGTCCTCGGTTGACATTCCGCCAGCAAAGCCGAAGTCGCGCTCGGCATTCACGGCAGCGGCGTCGTATGTCGTCTGATATGGAAGAATGCTCAAGTTGAGATTACGTCTCATTTATGGCATCCTTGTTTCTATTTGCGCTACGCGGGGAGAAACGGCCCCGGTCAGGCGGCGTTCGAGTTCCGCTATCTCCAACATCAGCCGCCTCTCGCGAACCTGAGCCGATTCGTACGCAGCCTGCGTGATCGCAACACCGCCCATGTTGAACGACACGCCATTGTTCTCGACACGAGCAATCACCTCGCGGGCACGCGCCAACTCAGTCCGCAAACGGGCAAGTCGTTCGCCAATCGTTTCTCCGCCGGTTGGTGAGTATGGCATACGCTTACAAATGCTGCTTTTTTTTCAGGTTGCAAGAAGATATTGATACTCATCATCAACCAACCGTGATAGTACGTTTCGCGTGGCGGCGCTCGTTCATTGCCTTCGACCGCAGCGCAGTACGACTCCGGCTCAGGAAGTAGTAAAGCGCGAGGATATAGACGTGGCAATCGAACGAGTGGTTGTTGCCCGCTCTCGATTTCCATTCATAGGCCGACTTCCCCGGAAGTAACCGCTTTCGTGGTACGCGACGCTCATCCAGGAGCTGCGCAAAGTATTCTGCCTGTTCTGCAATCTCGCGAGAAGTAGGTTTGTCATCAAGAGCGTAAGTGCGCCATGTGTCGTTCTCGCGCATGAACATCTTTTCCCATTCGACCTTGAATTCGTATGCTGAAATATAAAGAACTGGAATCTGCGTTGCTCCTTCCTGTCTGGTTCCTAGAAATGGGTCCATATATTGAAGTTTTGTCATTCCCTCCATTTGTTCTGCACCACGAGCTCCAAGCCATCCTGATTCCCGGCGCAGGTGAATAGCTTCCAGTGTCTCGGCATTGCGCTGGGAAAATCCAACGTCCACAATCACGAAGGATTCGGAAGCGAGGCTGGAGTATTCTCGCTGAAGGTTGTCGATATCGAGCCAACTGTGGGCGTCTCCATGATCGACGGTCCTTTTGTCGCCAGCGTAGTTCAGCGCCATTACGACGTAAGGCATTCTGTTCGTCTGCACGTCCACCGCAATTATCAACAGGTCTGCTTTAAATCCATCTGGAAGCGTGCCACGCGCGTAGGGTTCTATAAGCGACTTGAACTTGTCCGCCGTGATTGTTGACACATTGTCTCGATATACTTCACCCATGCGCGAGTTCCAAAAGTCGCGGCGGCTCGCAAACCAGCCAGTCCGTCGCGATGCGAGAAATGAAACTGCAATGTCTCCCATACGATTCGATTGCAACGGTCCATATAAACCTGTCAACTGATAGCTTCTTTGCATCGGTAGCTTTGCAGTTGCCGTAGGTCGCCACTCGCTGCGAGAATCGCGTACGGCTGCAACTCGTTGATCGTCAGTCCATTCCTTTCCGCACGATTCGCAAAGGTAGTGCGCAGACTCCGACACGCGGCGGTAGTCCCATTCACCTTCGCTGACTTGTGCCGCGGGATCCCATCGCACTTGGTTCCAAACGAGATGCTGCATGTGTCCGCAGTGCGGGCACGGGACGAAAAATCGCCGCTGATCTCCGAGCGCAAACTCGCGCCATCCGTCGCCGTCCTCAGTTGTCGGAGTCGTCGAGAAGTAGTGCTTGCGCTCGCCTTCAGCAGATTCTGTTCTGTGCCTGGTAAGTTCCACCATACTTGCTTCGTTGTTCGTCTCGGACCTCCATTTGTCCAACTCATTTCCGTAAACATGCTTGACTGTATCACCAGCAGCCGTAGCCGCCGAGTTTGCACCGTACACATCAATCGAGCATCCAGGAAACAGGACATGGCGTAATGTGTAGTTGCTACGACTCTTCGGCTTCAAGGCACGCAGTCGATCGTTTGCATCTATTAGCGTATGAATTTCCTTTTTCATCAATGCTTCACCCTTCTCGACTGTTGAGTCAAATAGCAAAAGAGGAGATGGATTCTTGGCAATGTCACATGCCATACACATTCGAATTACGAACGTTTTACCGCATCGTGTCGGACCAAGGAAGATCGTATCCCTTACCTCAGGGTTTTCAAGGTTGTCTATCGGCTCGCGAAGGTATGGGCAAAGATCAAAGTTCACACGACCCGGCATCGATTCATACTTACCAGCAGGCAATACGATGTTCCTCTCAACCCACTGTGATGGAGTAAGCCGTTCTACAAGCATGCGAAA